ACACCAGCGGTGACAGTTGTTGAAAGTACGGTTGGAACGTCGTCACCTTCTATGTATGACTCTGTATACGAAAAGCTGTCGCCAGCAGTAGTAATACTGTAAGCGCCAGGAGTATACCCAAGAGCAGTGCCGGAAGTAAGTGTCCCCAGCACAGGAGGAGTACCCAAAGTGACGTTAGAGCCAGATACTGAGAATGAAGACGGTTGCCGAATCGACTGGGACGCTGCTCCATCAACAGTTAGCGAGATTGAGGACTTAATAGCGTGCGTAATATCCGCCGAAGCAGGACTTACCGCAAAAAACGTTAGGCAGGATAAAAAGAGAAAACGTCTCATTTTGGTTTGGACGTAGAGGTCTGTTCCTTAATTGTAGGCTCTTCTTTTTTCTTTTTATTGTTGCCGACAGCTAGGCCAAAGGACGCCGCTGTCCCCGAAAGAATGGAGGCTGGGTAGGTGGGATCAAGAGACTGCTTAAAGACCCCTAAGTAATTTGCGGTCAAGATTGCCATTGCCCAGCCAAGCAAAACAACTTTGATGACATCACCCAATCGTGAGTTGTCGTTTTCTTGCTCCTGCTTGCCCTGTTCTTCTGCCATGATGAGTTCACGCTAGAGGTCGAATGGTGGTTGAAATTTGGGCTGCTGTTGCTGGTGCGTCAATAGGCGTGGCCGCTTCTGGTATCAAAGGCGCTAACCGTGAGACACAGCATGGAAGGGATTCGTTGGTGCGTCTGACTTCAGCTGTCGATAATTTAGCGTCACGAATGGATGTGCTCCACGCTGATCTAAGGGTTAGGGACCAAGAGCTATTCGCTCGGATCTCAGACCTAGAGCAGAATGTTGCAAGGCTTGAGGGTCATCAAAACCGCGTTTAGAATTTTTGCAACTGCAGGCTTCTGATGCTTCTGCTAATCCGCCCAATCTTGTTTCGCTTTCTGCAATCAAACGGCGTTAAAAAGCTGGTCGTAGACCTTTTGACTGCATACTGCAAAACCACTGACAACACCGTTGACGACAAGGTGGTGGATTTTGTCAAAGTGAATTTATTTCCAGGGACTCGCGTTGAGAAGTAAATGTGGGCTTGGGGCGTAATCGTGGGTCTGTCACTCCTTCCGTTTTTCCAGTTTTTTAAAAAAGGCGATCCCCATCAACTGGCTGCAATTGCGGAGTTAGAAAAGTCGATCGACCAAGACCTGTTAAGTGACGAGGCTGAATGGTTTGAGATGTGGAAGACCAGTGGCATCCATCAAGAGGTTTACGGCGTCCCGTATTACAACCAAATGGATAGCCTTACCGGCTATGGCTACAGGGAATGCTTTGATGCAGCAGCGGCAATGGTTGTGGCGTTTCACCATGGCGTAAGAAGCCAAGATGCTTATCGGCATGTACGCAGAAAGTTTGGTGATACGACAGCAGTCCATGCTCAAGTGTCTGCGTTGAAATCACTTGGTCTGGATGCTGAGTTTCGTAGGAACGTAAGAGTCGAGGACATTGAGATTGAGATCGACGCTGGCAGGCCAATCATGGTTGGCTGGTTGCATAAAGGCGATTTCACCAAAGGCAATCCAGCCGTGTGCGACAGCGAAGGTTGTGGTCATTGGAGCGTAATCATGGGCTACGACAAGGACGACTTCATTGCAATGGATCCCATGGGCCTGCCAGACATGGAGCGTGGCGGCCATTACACCACCAAATCAGGGGAGCGAATCAGGATGTCTCGGCCTGCTTTTTACCAAAGGTTTCTAATCGAAGGTGAAGCAAGCGGCTGGGCTGTCTTTGTAGATAGGTAGACCAGGGCTAAACTGCCTTTTTACTCTTATCTAGTGGCAGTCCTTTGTGATTGGGAGATTCGTGCGCGTTGTGAAGACAGTCAGATGGTGTGGCCCTTTAATCCAGAACTGATCAATCCAGCCAGTCTTGATGTAGTGCTTGGCAACTTCTTGATGGCCGAGTCGCCAACACACAAGGAGTTATTTCGGATAGATATCTCAAAAGCGACCAAGGATGACCCATACATGCTTTCGCCCGGCAGTTTTTGCTTGGCTGAGACACGTGAGTGCTTTAATCTCCCCGACGACATCTCCGCTCAGTTTGTACTCAAGTCAAGCCGTGCCAGAGAGGGCCTTAATCATCTTCTTGCTGGTTGGTGCGATCCAGGCTGGCATGGAAGCAAACTCACGCTTGAACTAAAAAACGAACGTCGCTACCACGATCTATCTCTATACCCAGGTCTCAAAATTGGGCAGATGGTCTTTCACCTAATGAGCAACGTGCCTGCGCATAGCTATGCCCTTACTGGCAACTACAACAATCATTTAACGGTGATGCCGAGCGTCGTATGAACTGGGGCTATATCAGCGCGTTTTGGACCACGGTCGTCATGAATTGTGTGCAACCCGTAAATTGGCAGGCTTGTTTACCAGTGCAGGACTGGTTATTCCCCGCTATAGGTGATTACATACGGTTCAAGACGGAGGAACCTTATGCCTCTGAACGACGAGCCTTACGATCCATTCGGTTGGATGGTGGTGGAGCAGAGCCTTGAAGAAGAGCTAACAGTTGAGAGAGCGATTAGAGAAATCAATGATTGCGATGACTCTGACGCTGTAAAAAGCGTCTGCACTGCCTTGGTGCGTCAAAACTGGCATCAATCAAAAATGCTGAAGCAAGCTGTAGGCCGCATCGCAACAATGGACTACGAAGAGACTTTTTTGGAGTAAGCCTGCACAGCCTGTTCGTACAGCCATTTCGCTTGCCAGTCCTGCTTGTGATACTGGACTGTTCCTGCATAAGAAACCTCCCAGAGCCAGACGCCGTCTTTCAAGACTTTTTCAATTTTTGGTGTTGGCATTCTTAAATTGATCCACGTACATGATTGCTTGCCAGTAGTCCCAAGAAAAACGGCAGACTTCACCTTTTGGTTTACAGCTTTTGTAAATAGCTTCACCCCTCGCATCGACTCCTTGAACGATGTAATAGCCGTCTCCACAGTCGATAGTGTTAGTCGGGATGCTGCCAGAAGTAGGCGCAGTCTTTGGCAAAGCTTCCACCCGTCATTCTCCCTTCAAGACAGCCGACATTGCAGTCAGCATTGATTACTTCCCAGTGTATGCACTGCATACAACGCGGCTTGGCATTGTCAAGAGATCTTGCATCTGCATAAAGCTGCTCTGCTTCAAGAATTGCCTGCTCTGGTTCAGTCGCGTTAAGAGGCAAAGAGACCTGCTTATGTTTGGTTTTTATCTTGGCTCGCCATACACCACCTTCTTCTGATACAACCATGCGCCCAGCGTGATAGCGATAAGAGGCCATGGCTTATTGGTCAAGTGATATATGGCCAAGATATCTCCACATCCTTTCTCCAGATATCATCATCAATTGCACGTCGTGACACATAGTCCCTGAAGACCTGCTGTAACTCGGTTTTACTCATGTTTAGCTCCGCAGCCTGAATCGCTACGTTTGTTTGCCCCTCATAAAGCTCGTCAAGAGCATCCTCAAGTGATTTCACTTGGAGTTAGCGTTCAACGCACAAATAACTGTGCAAACAAGTGGCTCAAGTTGTTTGGCTGGAACGTCATATCGACGGCTCACCGCGTCGATGGCACGATCAATAGAGTCACGACCCTTTGAGTAATGCTTAGGCTTGATTTCAGGAACTGGCGCAGGTTGATTTGCTTCGCTCAGTACGCGAGCCCTAAGTAGCTCTTGACGAGGAATGCCTCGTTGCAATGCTTCTTCGTTGAGCTGATCTCGCTCTTCTTCAGTCAATCGAACATCGACACGCACAGGGTAAGTGCGGTTGCAATCAGGCATTTGAATTAGTTGAATTAAGAGTTGGCTTCTTTGCCGATTTGACGCAGTGCGTCTTGTCGGGCTTCGTTCATGATCTTGTCTGCAGCTAAAGGACCAAGCTGATTAGCAAGCCTTTGGCGCAGGAACACCAAATGGTATTCATCGATCTTGAGTAAATCATGCTCTCTTACTTGAGAGATTCGCTCAAGAAATTTCTCTGTAATTTTAAGCTTGACGCTGAGCTTTTTCAAGGCTTCAGGCTCGGCGGTACCCCACTCTGACTCTGCTCTTTTGACCATTACTTCAATGGCCGCCTTGAGTTCTTGCTCAAGCAATAAGGAGTCGCTGCGGTTTAGCTTTTGCAAGTCTTTCAAGTAAAAGACTTGCCCCAAACTTCGGCTTTCGTAAAAGGGATGAAACATTTAGATAATGGGTACTAATTAAGCAGTATACCCGCAAGGACTCGCAGATACACGGTTTAAGTGGCTCACGGGAGGGTGATCTTAATGACTCGACCAGCCTCATTCACACTCGCAAGTGGATTCGACTTTTGAATCATCCACACACCAAACTTTGCTAAAGGTGACACCTGAAGTTTAAATTTTTCAGATGGCAGTGGCTCAAGGTGCTGGATAACCCAAGACGGTGGTTGGATTAGCCAAACAGGGCGATCACTGCCCCACCTGACCATTGATAATCCCATTCGTTCAAGCATCTTCAGTAAAGGCATCAATAAGCTTTTGTTGATCTGCCACAAGTTCCATGGCTTCCCAATAACCATCCATGATCCGCTTGAGATGTGCGGTCGGGATCGTCACATGAGATTCATCACCTAAGTCCTCAAGGGCGCTGTCTAAGCACCCTTTGATGAACTCAGCTGGAGAGTTCGGGATTTTCACCTCAGAAAATATCCTCCTCAGCTTTCTTCACGACTGTCCCTTCAGTGCTTTGCGCCAAGTTAGCGGCAGCAGCATTAACAGAACAGGCTCCAGACGGTTGCTGCAACGTTTCAGCATGTGCAGCAATGGCCTGAGCTTCTTTTGCTTCTTGTGCAGCAAGCAGCGTCTTGTACTGAGGTGCGTACTGCAAGCTCAAGTACTTCTTCCCAGAAGCAGACTCTTTAGCCCAGCCAGCAACCTTGATTGGGATGACAACATCATTTATGTAGCTGTCATGCTTCAGGTCGGTCCCGCTTGCGTATTGCAGGTACTCGACTAATGCGTACAACTGCCCCTTTGGGATGCTTAGCGTCCCCTCAAAGTTTGGGTAGTTCTTGCCGGGGTCATACTTGTCGCCTTTTTGCTCCTTGTGCTGCTCAGCTGAAACCTTAAATACACTGGAGTTGAACTTAAATTCCATGATTTACTCGGGGGTGATGGTCTTGGTGTTTTCGTACTGCTCTATGTCGGACAACTTGTAGAGCACCTTGTTCTGAAGCTTGATAAACGGGGGTCCAGATCCCGTCGCACGCCACCTAGCAAGAGTTTGCCGGTGGCATTGCCAGCGTTCAGCAAGGTTTGATTCAGTCAAAAAAGTCATCGGCATCCTCGGAGACTGGCTCCGGTTCGGTTTTAGGAGTTGAAAGTTTCTCGTTGAGACGATCAAGCGTTGTGGATTGTGCAGCCGGTGGAGATTCGGCTACATCAACCTGAACATCAATCACTTCATTCTCTTCCACGCTTTGAATACCCAAGATCAAGTCTGGGATATGAAAGCGCCCAAAAGCACTGGCAGCTCTATAGCGCAGCATCGTTTGAGGCATTGTGCGCCACTTGTTGTTCTTCGTCCAGCCCTCATCTTTTGCCATTTGCATCGTGATCTTCGGTCCTGAGACCTGCTTAGATCCGGTTTTAAGGGTCGCGAAACACTGGCAGGAATCCTCTGACTCTCGATAGTCAAAATCCTCAAATCGACCGCAGCCTTGTATCAATCCAATAATGAATTGACTGCTCCAGCTGGGGCGACCATGAATCACATTCAAGTTCTGCATTACCTGAAAGGCGCTCATGCCCATCCGGTTGGCGATCTCCATCGCCACGATGCAATTCGACAAACCAGCCTGGCCTTGATATTGAATCGGCACCAGCTTGCTATCGGCTAATGAAGCCGCCATGCGCTGCGCAGATTCGAACGACGCAACATTCGAGTAAATCGAGCCCGGCTGCGTCCTAACTAATGCGTTCTCGTCACTCATAAATAAATAGGTAAAGGGACATTGATCGGGGGTTGACACGCCTGGCCAGCAATGAGGCACTCCGCACTGTTATCCCCCGCTTGGATCATCTTCTTTTCTTGTACACCTCCAAGAAAGCTTGCTCAAGATGCGTGAGCTTTGGTGAATCGAGAACCAATGCAGCAAGAGCGTTTGCTTTCGCCTCGTCGATCACATCCTGCGGCCTTGTGCCCCAGCTCAGATGGCGTCCTGATGGCATGTCAATACAGCTGAATGGGTTCAGACGAAGGCATAGCACCGTCTTCTTGAGGGAGCAATAACCTCTTGGAAAAATAAATTCGAGCGGTGCGACCTGATCTTGTCGCTCGCCTCCTTGGCTTGTTGGTTTTCTCATCTATAAGAAAACACAAAACAGGTGGTTCAGCCTTCATCAGGTCATTGAGTCTTGCGCTTGCTGTTTGATGCTTCATGCCAAGAACCTGCTCGATCTCATCACAAGTCAGTCCATCTTTTGCATTCTGAACCTCTTGAAAGACTTGCAATCGCATTGCACTGAGAGACTCAGAAATGCTCTCAGCAGCATCAATGCTTGTGTCAACGCCGTTATGTGGCGCATTCTCTGGTTGGTTGAAAAAAGAAAGAAAATCTTCTGTCATATGTTTAGTAAAGCTCAATAGGTTGGCGGTCAGCAGGCGTGCCGTCTTCCCTAGGCAGCATCCATTTAGGTAGAGAGATCATCTCCGCCTGACCTGAATAGCCCGGATAGATACCGGTGTTCTTCCATTTGGCGATGCTCAATAAGTCCTGTCGGGCTTGTTCCATGCCAATACGAATGCACTCCTCATCAGCTACATAGACACCTGTAGAAAATGGACGTTGCTTCTCGACCGCAACAAAGATAAAAGCTTCAGGACGACGGCCAGTAGCCTTCTCGACCACTTCCAGATACCAAGCCGCTTGGACGTGATAACGAAAATTTGCAAGGCTTTTCTTGAAACCATTAGGTGATGCATCGGTAGTGGTTTTGATGTCAATAATCAGACTGCCGTCATCCAACATGAAGTCAGGGCGACATTTCAGTTCTAGATCTGTGTCACCAGTGTCTTTGCAAAAAAAGCTTTGCTCTGACTTTCCTAGAAGTTCACCATTTAGCAACCCAGAAGCCGCAGGATGCTCGCTAACACTGAGCATCATTTGATCAAGAGCATATGAATCGCTGTGATTCAAAATGATCTTGCCTTCGTGCTCCTTGGCAAACTCTTTCCCAGCCTTTGTTGCCTTGCTTGCAATCAGCTTTGGCATCCTTACAGCCACCTGGGAGAAGTCTTCCCCAGGCAAGACCGCAGCATGAAATGCAGTCCCAAAATCAAAGACTGCAGTAGAGGCTCTTGGAGGCCCTTCTTTCTTATCTAAGAAGTGACGACCAGACCTACTGGCCGCATCTAAGTCACTTTTGGAGATCGCCTGATGGGCGTGATACTCGGCGTTTGTTAATTCAGTAGTCATAAGCAGCTTGTCGCATGCAGGCTCATCGTATACCATGAGCACGCATCACG